ATAATTTAGACGACAAATTAAGGGGGATGGCAACCCAAATAGGTATTAAGGTGGTCCCTTCTATTACCAATCTTTTGGATACGTTTAATAATGCCTCGATAGATACGGACGGGTTATCGAATTTTATAATTAAGCAGGTCGATGATGCATCGATGGTTGTGCTTCAATTCACGCAAATAGCGTTAGCGCTTCAGGCAGTATCAGAAGGTGCGATCTCAGTAACTGACCTATGGGGGTATCTTTATAATTCGTTCTTTTCAACTAACCAAGAGGTTGAAACATTAACCGCCGATATTCAAAACCTGAACGCTTTCTTGGGAAATACACCTCCTGTATTGGATGATGTGTCTGCTGCCACAAAAGAGGCGGAAGCAGCAGCCATTGAACTTGGAAAACAACTCAAAATTGAAGAGGAAAACTATAAAACTGCCGGTGATGTCTTACGTAACGATCTGGCAACCGCATACGATGCTGTAGCAAAAGCAGAAAAAGGATGGCGCACGGGCGTTGCGGGAAGTATCAAGTCTGATGTTGAAAAGCAATTTGAAGACGGAAAACTTTCCATAGACCAATATACTTCTGCGCTTTCTACCCTGGATGCAACCTATGGCACGGGCTTTGCCATTGAATTTGAAATGGAGCAAAAGATACCCGAGTTAGTGGAAAAGTTGCTCACAGATCCCGCGTCGTTTGTGAATGCGGCAAAGGCATTTGAAGATTACTTCATGCCCTTGGATGAGAGCGTCAAGGGCGCCAAGAAAGTAGTAGAAGAACTGCAGCTGCAACTTGACAACCTTCAAAAAGAATATCTGGTAAAAGTCAAGATAATAACAAGCGGCACCGTTACTCAGGTTGGTAGTTTTAGCGGCGGGGGTGGTGGAGGCGGCACTAATCACAACACTGACGCAGGCGGCGGCACCGTGGCCGCTGGTTCTCACATAAAATGGAGCGAGTACGGTCCCGAGCCCTTCATTCCCGCTCAGGACGGAAGAATACTGAGCCACGCCGACGCCATGAACGCAGTAGGGCGCAACGATAATAGTGACAACTCTGCTTTATTAAATGCAATACTCTTTGAGCTGCAAGCACTTCCCCAAGGAATGAAGATCGCACTACAAGAAGCAATCGTACTAATGGGCGGATAAATGCAGACGATCACCCATAAGTTCTTTCTGCTTACCAATCCTACAACCGATACGTGGACGGACATTACCGCCGATGTATTGTTGCGCGACTCGAAGTGGACACATGGCATTATGTCAAGCCATCCACTTAATCGAGTAGCGTCAGTTGGCAAGCTTCGCATGATACTCAGAAACGATTCAGTCCATGGCTCTCAGTATCGTTACACGCCAGGACACGCCAACTGTATGGCGGGATTTGGGGTGAAGGCGAAGGTCAAAGTTGTTTCGTATTGGCGCGACTATCAGAGAGTTTCTTTTGTTGGCTGGATCCCCCCGAATGGGATAAGACAATCCCCCACGCCATTTGTTGAGCTGGTAAGTGTAGATGTTTACGATTGGATGTACTTTGCGCTCAATAACCAGGTGACATTGCAGGAAATTGGCGTAGATAAGACGTTAGGCGAAGTAGGCGCTGATTTAGCTGCATTGGTAGAAGCGCAACCATCGAGAATAGAACAGACGAACTACTCAGAGGAGTTTGCAAACACCAACGATACCGTAAGGGAAAACACCACCATCTTAGGGGAATTAAGCAAGGCGACCAACTCAGAAATGGGATACGCCTATATAAAGTACGAGCCTAATACTGAGTACTTGGATGTCTTGATGCTTGAGGGGCGCGAGACGAGAGACAGCGCCGATTTGCTTAATTACTATCCTTTGTTAGATAGCGAGCTTGACTATCTGACAACTGAAGACGGTGTCGCTCTAACTGACGAAGCGGGCAATACGCTCTTAATCGACGACCATGGCACATTTGAATACGTCCCTCAAATTATCAACTACCAGGTTGTGAATGGCGCGCACTGGGCTAATCGCGTATCCGGCAAGGCTTACCCAAGAGAAGTAGGTACTGAGTCGGTTATCTTTACACTCTTTGAACCCATAAAAGTAGAGGCGAACACCACCTATGACAAATTGCGAATTAGATATTTTGTCAAGGATGGCTTTACCTCAGTATCGGCTTCTGGAGTTTCTCTCACAGATTATGCCATGAATGCTCAGGCGGATGGATTAGGCGCGGACTTGACCGCCGCTCTGACTGTTACTCCAGATTTTGGCTCCGGCGATGCAATGTTATCTTTGGAAAATACCGGCGATGTTGATGGGTATGTTACTGTGATAGAAGTTTCTGGTACACCAATTTACATTGCAGATACCGTAACCCAAGTTGTAGACGTTGCCACAGAGGACGATACCTTCTATGGGCGCATTGAGATGCTTCTGGATCAGAAATACCAGGAGGATCCAACCGTTACTTTGGACCAGATCACACTTTTGGCGGCGCGCTATTCTACGCGAACCAATACCATCGAGTCAATAACCTTTTGCGCCTCAACTTGCGTTCAGCTGGCAACGGTGTACATGTTTGGCGACATCGGTACCAAAATACCCCTCCAATATACTGAGTTCGCCATTGATGAAATTTACACCATCCAGGGAATGGAAGTCTATATGCGGGGGAATGCGACATTCTGCAAATTGTACGTGAAGCCGGCGCACTTTGACACATACAAGTTTTGGAAACTGGGTACGCCTGGTAGTTCAGAATTAGGTACGACAACCATGTTAGGAAGTGACTTATGACAGCCTGGAGCGACATTCAAAGGCAACCAACCGATAAAGGTCATTTTGTTGACGAGGTCGATCTCAATGAGATTGTTGATAATGACAAAAACCTTGCGGAGCGATTATCTGATCAAGAGGCGCTTTATTCCTTCAGTCCAGTTCCGATCGGAAGTGTTGTTCTTTATTTTGGCACTTATGCGACCATTCCAGAAGGTTGGCATTTATGTGATGGGACTAACAATTTGCCCGACTTACGGAGTAGGTTTGTTCTCGGTATTGCAAGCGACGAGGATGATAATGATTTAGGTAATTCAGGTGGAGGGGCGAGTCACTATCATGTTAATGGGGCGGTGGGAAGTGATGGAGCGCATGGGCATTCGAGTTTGACATACGCGACAAATGTCCCCAACTACACGGTTGCGGTCGAGTCGGTTAGTGTAGGTGCCACTACAGTA